CAACACATGCAGTCGAAGAAGTTTTATGGTCTGCATTAGTAGGTACCGGCACTATTACTGAAGGTGTTCAAGATCAAGAAGACTCTTCTGATACAAACTCGGCTTGGTCTGACAATCTTACTTATAACTCAACTTCTGTGCCTTGGGATGCTAATACTCAACCGCGTTTAACAGTCGACTTTTTAGGTTCTAACAAGTCCACAGTTAAAGAACTTGAACTTTACTTTATTATGGGCTCAGGAGCTTATAATGCAAGCACGCACCAAGTATATAAACTTGCCAAAGCAGTAGTTAATTCTGCGACAGTAGACTTTGATATTGATGGTATTGCTACTATTAACTGGGCAGGTTTTGCTTCAAGTATTACGGATGAAGGTTCACAGCCTACAGTAACTATTAGTGAAGGATTATCTGCTACTAATAACTTTATTCGTAACAGATTAACTACTTTAGTAGTAGGAGCAACTGCGGCGGAAAACATTGTAACTTCGTATACCCTTACTTTGACAGGTGGAAGTGTTAGTTTTGAAAATAATATTACTTACTTGACTCCAGATACAATCGGTGAGGTAAACCAGCCAATTGGACACGTAACAGGTACTCGTACTATTGGCGGTAACTTTACTTGTTACTTATCTAACTCATCAGCAGGAAGTTCAGACTTATTTGAAGATCTGGTTACTTCTACTACTACTACTACGAATGATTTTGACTTAACATTCCATATTGGTGGTACTCCTGCAGGTACTACGGCAGGGCCTCATATGTCGATAAACCTTCCGGCTTGTCACTTAGAGATTCCCTCGCATAGTATTGATGATGTTATTTCTATTGAGACTACGTTTAGTGCTCTACCTACAGATATTACTTCTGCAGATGAAGCTACTATACAGTACAAAGGCATGGCTGTAGCATAATAGGAACAACGTAAAAAAAGTTCTTGACATGGGAGGTCTTTTGGACTATACTATGTAATAGAAAATCGGAGCAAGGGTGAATTTTCACCCTTGTTTCGTTTCCATTAATAAGATAACTAAGGATATAACATGATCGACACAACCAAACCAGTAGTATCACTTGCGAGTCTTATGACTCCTAGTAAAACCGTAACAATTGACTTTCCAGGTCATATAGGTATGACAATAGATCTTTGCTACCTAGCCCGAGAAGAGCTAGTAAAATTACGTAAAAGATGTGTTACAACAAAGTTTAATAAAAAAACTCGTCAGCCAGAAGAAGAGTTAGATGAAGAAAGATTCTTAGTAGAGTATTGTAAAGCAGTAATCAAAGGATGGTCAGGCTTAAAATATAAGTACCTAGAAGAGCTTCTATTGGTAGATGTTTCTGCTCTTGACCCTGATGATGAACTCCCGTTTACACAAGATAACTCAGAGCTACTTATGAGAAATGCAGGTGACTTTGATACTTGGGTTACTGAAACCGTGAGTGATCTTGAAAATTTTACTGGGAACAAGTAGACGCAATACGGGTTCTGCTTGAGAAATATGTAAAGCAATCAGGTCAGATTGATTTAGATAAGTACTTGCTTATCTGTGATCAATTGGGTGAAGAGCCCGATCCCGATAAGATGCCGCTCGAGACTTCAGATCTTCCTTCTGATGTCCAAGTGGCATTTTTTATATTTGGATTTCTTGAGGATATTTGGGATGGTATGTCCGGCTCTTACATGGGTAAGAACTGGGGCAATATAGAGTACCTATTCAACCTTTATAACATAGAAGAACCTAGACACATGCTTTATCTAATGAAAATGTGGGAAGGGATACTAGTAGCACATAGAGTAGATAAGGCAGAAAAGCAGAAAAAGGCAGAACAAAGACGTTCTGCGGGCGGTGGAAAGAATTTCACCCATAATGTGAAAGGCTAATGGCAAAAAATAAAATTATTCTTGATGTAAAAGTTGATGATAAGGGTGGTACCAAAAAGCTCGGAGTAGAGTCGAAAAAAACCGCTAAAAACCTTGACAAACTGGGTAACTCTGCTCGCACTGTGGATCGTAATATTAAAGGAGCTGCCCAAGCTTCTTCTGGAGGCACAAAAAACTTTTCTAAAATGGCGCAAGGAGCAGGAGGGCTGGTAGGGGTTTATGCAACTCTGGCAGCTTCTGCTTTTGCCGTTTCAGCAGCTTTTAACTTCTTAAAAGGTGCAATGGATTTCAAAAACCTACTCGAAGGTCAAAAAGCTTTAGGCGCAGTAACGGGCGTGGCCTACAAGACAATAACTAATTCTGTAGTAGAGGCCACTAATGGACAGCTAAAATATGCAGAAGCAGCAAAAGCAGCCGCAATTGGATCTGCTTCTGGTATAAGCCCTGATCAGCTAAATAGATTGGGTGCAGCGGCAAAGAATGCGTCTCTTGCTTTAGGAAGAGATTTAGGCGATTCTTTCGATAGATTAATACGTGGTGTTACAAAAGCAGAGCCTGAACTACTCGATGAATTAGGTATTATACTTCGTTTGGAAAATGCTACTCGCAAGTATGGTCAAGAAATTGGTAAGTCTAAAGATGAGCTAAATGAATTCGAAAGGAGCCAAGCAGTAGCAAATGAAGTATTATCCCAAGCGGAACGTAAGTTTGGTGCCATGGAAAAAATGATGGATCCTACCGCTCATTCTTTGAATCAGTTTGCAAAAGCTTTTGACGACTTACTAAATAAAATTAAAACGGGCGTTGCAGACGTTATAGGCCCTGTAGCAAGTTTTCTAGCTAATAATATGATGGCACTAACGGGAGCAGTAGCTTTATTTGCAGGCGGCTTACTTAAGCAAGTACTTCCTAGTATGAGTGCCTGGAAAGAGTCCAGTCAAGCTACTGCCAAACAGGTAGGAAGAGATCAGCAGGCTGTTCAGTTAAGACTTGCAAGAACACAGAAAAGTTATGAAAAATTAAAACTTGCACGTATGAATGATGCAAGTATTGCTAAAAAAGCAGGTGCAAAAATAGCCGCAGAGGTGTCAGGCGGCACTAAGTCAGGGCAAGGCGGGCTAGACTTTTTAAAGGGGAACACCGACTCTAAAAGATCTCAGAGAGCAGCAGATAAAGCACTTCTGAATGCTGAAAATCAACTTAAAAAATCTGCAAAAAAGAGAACAGGTCTTTTAAAGAATATGAACGCACAACAAGTTGCTGATTTACGAAAAAGTTATAATATAAGGGCGGGCATTCACAAAAAAGGCATGGCCGACTTTGCCTTCCAAATGAAAAAAGGAGGCTTAGCTATAAAAAGCTTTAAACTACAATTAACCTCAATGGCTTCTACAGCTAAGGTTGCTTTCGCAGGGTTAGCAGGAGCAGCAGCTACAGCAGGAGCAGTAATAGGTAAGGCTTTCTTTTGGATATCTATGCTTTCAATAGCTTATGATGGCATGAAAATGATAAAAGAGTACTTCTATCCTATGTCTGAGGAGACAAAAAAATTAGAAAAAAGAACAGAAGAACTCACTAGTAAGTACAAAACTTTAGGGGAGGAACTCGTCCGTACTGTAGATGTTATGAAAGACTACAGCATGCTTAACGGCTCAGACATGATACAAACACGGGGAAAGGCTGTGGGTAGTTTAGGTTTGACCTCTATGATTAAAGAAATAAATGAAGCTATTGAAATGTACCCCGATAGAATGATCCCCGATGAAATGTTTGAAAGGATGATAAAAACAGCAGATGCAGCCGGAGAATTAGATGTGGGCTTTAAAGGTCTGTCCGCTTCTTTAAATAGCGGAACCAAGATAACCGATGAGCAGCGACTAAGCATGGTAAATCTTGGAAACGATTTACAAAATGTTGGAATAACTCTTGATAGATTGCCTTCAAAAATTGCAGCAATGAATACACAACTTACTAAACTTACTGGTACTATAAAAAAACCTTTTGCCTCAGAACTTCAATCTTCTTTAGCTGCTGTAATCGCTTCCCAAACCGTAGCTTTATCAGCCAGGGGCATTGAATTAGGTAAAGAAGCCGCTAAGTTAGAAGAGTTTGAAAAGAAACATAATATTGATAGAGATGGAAAAGGCCTAAAAATTGGACAAATAGAGAGTGACCTACCTTCAGTAACAGGCGAAATTCAAATGGTAGATGTGTTTGCCAAACCCTCCAAAGAGATACTAGATATTCACAGTAGAAGTGTAGAGCAGCTAAATCTTCAAAACTCCGCACTGGGCGATTTAGGTAAAAGTTTAGAAACTAATAAGTTTTTTACTGAAGCACTAAAAGAAAATCAAGACGAGATGACAAGGCTAAGTAATGAACAAGTAACCGCACAGACAGAAGCCGCAGCAATGCGAACAAACGGAATAACTATAGAGGACAAGATAAAAAATGTCCAAGCACAGGGATTAATATTATCTAAATCTGCAAACGACGAGCAGCAAGCACTTTTACTCTTAAAATCACAAGAAGTTTCTTTAACAGATGAAAACGGAAAAGCCCGAGAAGATTTAATAGATACAGAGATAACTACACTCGCGCAAGTAAAAGCACAGATTATAGAGGGGGAAAAGAAGTTACAACAAGCAAATAGAGAAATTGAATTAGGCGAAGAAAATAATAGTATAAAGATTGTTGAACTGAACCAGCAAAAAGTTATAAATGAGCAAATAAGAAAAAGGCTGGCTTTAACTACCGCAATCTTTCGTACTTCTTTAGCTTTAAAAAATATTCAAGCAGGAGGGACAGGTTTATTTGGGCAAGCCCGAGGACAGGCTGCAGACAAAGCTTTTGGAACTAACCTAAATGCAAAGCGCTCACAAGCAGAGCAAGATGTATTAGATACGCAAAAAATTGTAGATGCTGAAAAGGCTAAAGAAGGAACTCCAGGGTATGATCCAATGAACGCTTTTAACGCTCAAAAAGCAAATCAAGGGGCTACTAATCGTTTAGCTTCTCTAAACCAGGAGATAGAGCTTTACAAAAAGAGAGGAGAGCTAGTACTACTAAACGCTAAGGGAGAGACAGAAGCTCTGCAACTAAAGGTACAATCTATATCTATGAACCCTGCTATGACGGCTTTCAATGTTCAAATGAATGAACTAAAAAGTCGAGGAGTAGAGTTAACAATTACAGAGCAAGGCCTGTTATACGAGGAAATAAAAGCACAAACAATACTTGCTAAAATGGCGGAAAACAAGCAAGCACTTTTTGATGGAATTGCAAGTAGTATGGCCAATGCCTTTACCTCAATTGTTACAGGAACAGCTTCGGCAAAAGAGGCTTTCAAAAGTATGGCAATAAGCATACTTTCCCAAATCACACAAATGATTGCTCAAATGATGATTATGAGAATTCTTATGAGTGCTTTTGGAATGGGTGCACCTACTGATGCGGGAATGACTGATTTTTCCTCAGGATATAATGTAGCGGCTATTGCTAGAACTGGAGGAGTGTTTTCAGAAGGGCAAAAAGTACAAGGATACGCAACCGGAGGGGTCGCAAGAGGTTCAACTTCAGGATACCCAGCAACTCTTCATGGAACAGAAGCAGTAGTACCTTTACCAAACGGAAGAGCTATACCTGTAGATATGAAAGAGAGTGGCGCTACTAACAATAATATTGTAGTTAATATATCTACAGACGGACAAAGCAGTAAAGAAGGCAGTTCAGGACCAGATATGGACAAGCTTGGTGCCGCCGTAGCCTCTGCAGTTCAAATGGAACTACACAACCAAAAACGATCAGGCGGAATACTTAATCCGTATGGAGTAGCATAATGACAATAGGTTTTATATATGATGGAGGTAGCACATACGCTACCCCCGATAAATCAATGGCAAAGCAGAGCACTCCCCGAGTACTGGTCGCTAGTTTTGGAGATGGGTATGAGCAGCGAATTGCAGATGGAATTAATACTTTAAACGAAACCTATTCTTTAACTTTTAGAACCCGTCCTAAGGCTTATATCGATGATGTAGTAGCTTTTTTAGATGCAAGAAAGGGTGTAAGTAAGTTTCCCTTAATTTTACCTGATTCTAATGTAAGTTCAAACCCTGCAGGTCCCGCAGGTATTGGAGAAAGAGAAGTAAAAGTAGTAACAACTAACTACTCAGTAACCTATGACTATGATAATTTTTATAGTCTTTCACTATCATTAAAGAGAGTTTTTGAGGCATGAGCAACGTAATAGCAACAGACTTACAAACGCAAGAAATTGATTCGGAACTTATCGAACTATTTGAAGTAACCTTGCCTAACGGAACAACCTTGTATTTTCACCCTGGTTTAGATTCTGATTCGACAGACTTACAGTTTCGAGATAAAACTAGTCCCTACTCTATTCGCGATTATATTCCTATGCCTATTATGATCGATGGCCTCGAACTACAAGCCGATGGAGCATCCAGTAGGCCTTCTTTTACGGTTGCAAATATAGGTTCATTATTTCAGTCAGAGCTAGGAGGCTTTAAAAATGATGACTTAATAGGACAAAGACTTAAACGTCGTCAAACTTTAAGAAAGTATCTGGTTGGAGAAAATAATGATGCTTCTCCTCCAATAGAGTTTTCTACTCAAGAATATGTAATTGATAGAGTGCAAGAAGAGAATGCACTTTCTATTACTTATGAAGTAGCCACTCCTTTTGATTTACAGAATATACAGATACCGCGACGTATTGTAGTAGGTAAATACTGTAGCTGGAAGTACCAAGGACATGCTTCTGGAAAAGGCGGCGGATGTACATGGAATACAGATGGAGCAGTTAACTATAATGGAGATGGAACTATACGTGCTCATAAAGCCTACTTTGACTTTGACGATCGACCTCTCATAGCTTCAGAAAGTATTACTGACACTTTTAATGCAAGCACCGCATACACTAC